CCGCGGCCTTGGAGCGGAGCGGACGAGTGCCGACCATGCGGCGGCCGATGAGCAGGACACCCTGCTTCTCGGGCTGGTCAACCATCTGGAAGCCGAGGTCCTGCACGACAGCCGTGGCCGCAGCATACGGGGTGTAAACCGCGCCGCGGGTGTTGGTCATGTCAATGCGGTAGGCCGACGGGATCGCCGTGTTGGCCGAGTCGTTCGCGCCGAACACAGAGTTCAGGTTGTTCGACTTGATGACCTCGATGTCATCGATGGTGGTCAGCGTGTGCTTCTGGATGTTCGCGACGCCGCCGTTGAAGTCGCGGTTCAGGTTCTTGTCGCTGCGGGCGAGCAGATACCATTGCGCGGTCGGGAGGATCGCGCGAACCGGGTGCGAGTTCACCGGAACCTTCTTGCCGTCCATCGTCTCCTTCGCCTGGCTGATGCCGTCGAAGAGCGTGGTCGCCGTGGTGGCGTAGGCAGCGTTGGTCAGGGCCGAACCGCCCGAGTCACCGGTGAACAGAGCGCCCTGGCGCGAAGCCTTGACGATCATGCGGGCAACGTTGGCGTCGTAGTGCTCGGCAAGAGCACGACCCATGGCCTCGGTGTAAGGCGAGCGGACGTCGAGGTCGAACAGAGCCTCATCGACATCGGCCACAAAGACCGAGCTGATGAGCTTGTCGTCCGGCGCCACGGTGACGTCCTGAGACGCAACCTGGCCGCCGAGGATTTCCACGCCAGGGGTGTGGTATTCGACGCTCGCGTTCCAGAACGCCATGAACTTGGCGTCCTTCGCGCCCTTGAGCGACTGAGACAGGATCGTCGGAGCGAGCTTGATCTCGGCCGCGTAGGCGTTGAGAACTTCCTGGCCGCGAGTGCTCAGGAAGAGTTCGAGGTTGTCCGAGCCGCCCTGGCGAAGGCCGGGCCGCGACGGAGTGCTGTTAGACACTTGCTTCTACTTTCGTTGAGGTGTGGACTTCTGGTGGTCCGCTTCCTCAAGGTCCGGGAGCATGGATCGGAGAGTCACCGGGGCGCACCCCTGGGCCTCCGGCTTGCCGGATTGTCTTTTGGTCGTCGGGAAAATGGACAGGCTATTTTCAAACCGGCCTGTCCTCGGCCTGCCTGATCCCGACCGTCGCCGGGGATCAGCTTAACTCTTGATCGAGCGGGCCTTAAGGGACCGCTGCTGCTTGTCGAGGGCCGCACGGCGCAGGACGCGGCCGCGGGCCGCATCAGGATGCTCATCGGCTTCCTTGAGGTCCGCCGCGAACTCGTCAGCGTGCGTATAGACGTCACCGCGAGTGACGCCGGAGTTGACGTTGGTCAGGCTGCCCTCGCTCGGGTTCGCCGCGCGATAGTCCTTCATCAGACTCTCGACCGCGGGGCCGATGGTCTCGACGTCGCCGGTCTGGGCGTTGAAGGCGACGATGCGCTTCTCGGTCCAGTTCTCGGCGGCCCACGCAATGGCGGCCTCGACGTCTTCATAGGTCCCGTCGGCGGCCTTCTCGGCAGCCATGCGGAGCGCCTGCTCCTGGGCCTTGACGCCCTGGATATAGAAGTCGATCTGGTCGTTGGTGATGCCGGCGTCGATGAGCGGCTGACGCGCGTCGGCGTCCAGCTCGCCCTTCTCGGCGTAGACCTTCTGGGCGGCCTCAACGGCCGACTTGAGGGCCGGCTCGGCGTCCTCCGAGGTTTCCTCTTCGGTCTCCTGGGTCTCTTCCGTGGTCTCCTCGTCGGCCGACTCCTCGGTGTCCTCAGTGGTCTCCTCGGTCGACTCTTCAGTCGTCTCCGTGGTTTCCTCTGTGGCTTCCTCGGCGGTCTCCTCTTCGGCCTCCGCCTTCGGCTGCCCGATCTTGCTCTCGAGTTCCGAGTAGGACTTCGCCATCTCTTCGAGACGGACCTCGCCCTTCACCGGGTCCCAGAACTTCTCCGGGATGTGGTCGGGGCGGGGCGTATCCGACGCCTTGGGGCGGAGCGGGTCGACCTCGGGGACCGACGCGCTGAACGACTGACTGCCGGTGATGCCCTCGACGACCTCGCCGGTCGCCTCTGACGCTGCGTTATCTTGCACGCCGTCTGCCATTACGCAGCGTCCTTGGGCTCACCGATGTTCGTGAGGATCGTCCCGTTGCCGAGGTCGATGTCCTCCGAGTGATATTCGCGGTCGATGTCCACGACCGGCTTCTCGGTGCGGTCCTCGACGACGGTGTTCGTCTCGAGGATCGTTTCCGAGCGGCCGCTCTTGGCGACGTCGCTGTCCGCAGCGGCGACGATCTCAGCGATCTCGTCTGCGGGGATGGTTTCAACTGTTGCCTTAGCCATTTACGGCCTCCTGGATTTGTGCTGCCGCCTTGGGGTCCTTGGCGAGGTCCATCGCGCCCTTCGCGAGCTGCGGGGCGACGGCAGCGGTCATTGCGGTGTTGGCGTTCGTCGCCTGCTCTTCAGCCTTCTCGTCCTCCGACTTCAGCAGCCCGGCGACATCGGTGATGCCGCGGGCGGTGCCGGTGCGAAGAGCGACCTCTTCGCCGCGGAAGTTGGCGATGAGCCAGTTCTCGCCGAAGAGTTCGAGAAGCTCCTTCAGCCACTCCATGATCGCGACTGCCTCATGGTTCTGGCCGAGGGCCGCGAACCCGGTGACGATCTGCGGGGTGACGCTGTCGGGGAGCTTGGGCGCCTTCTTCTGTTTCGACAGGATGTGCAGGACGCGGCGCGCGTAGGGCGCCTGGGCCTCCGACGAGAGGACCGTGTAGGTCCCGCCAAAAGCGTCCTCCAACTCCTGGGCCACCGCCCGGATTTCCTCCGCGGTGACGCGCTCGGCGTCGCGGATGGTATTGGCGGTGAGCAGGAACGCCTGGCTGATGCGGCGATCAATGCTCTGGAGCACATTCCAGAGCGTGCTGAAGTCCTGGCTCTTCTCGAGCTGGAGCGTCTGGATTTTGTCCGCGAAGCCGGTAAGGTTGTCGCCGGTCTCGGCCGACGCCAGCTCCTCGACGTCGATCCCCGAGTTAGGGTCGACGATGCGGAGGATGCGTGCGGCTTCAGCGGCGAACTTGATGACGGCCTGCCAGCCCTCTTCCATCGAGTAGAAGTCGCCGGCATACTCGGCCACCATCGAGCGACCATAGTCGGACCCAGGGACCGCCTGCCAGCGAAGCGCCTGCCAACCCGCCACGTCCGCCTTGGCGGTTCCGCGGGAGCCGGGGACCTCGATGTCGTTGATCTCCTGGTAGTGGATGATGTTGCCCTTCTCGCGAAGGACCATCGTGTAGACGGCGACCTTGTCCTCGGACTTGTCGGACGGCTTGCCCTCTTGCTTCGTCGCGTCCTCGGTGAGGTTGACGGCGGAGCGGACGGCATCCTCCAGCTCGGAGGGATAGACCTCCTCCTTGATGACAGCCTCGAGGAGCCGGCCCTGCGCGTCGCGGCGGACCACATATTGGTCGAGGCGCCAGGATCGCATGATCGTCCCGTCGTCCGGATGGTAGACCAGCATGTTGCCGGCCACGATCAGGTGGCGGAAGACCTCCATCCACATGGGCCGGGAGCCTGAGGACTCGACCAGCGCCATCGCAAGGTAGCTGATGCCGGCCAGCGCCTCCTGGGCGGGGCCGAGGCGGGTCCCCATTTCGGCCGCGGTCTTCGGGTCGATGTCGAGCCGGAAGAACGGGCGCTGCGGAGGGAACAGGGAGAGGAGCAGCTTGGCCGCCACGTTGTTCACGCCACGGGCGCCAAGGGAAGACCAGGGCTGCTCTGAGACGTCGTGGGGGTCCGCTGCGCCTTCCGCCGGAATGAGTCCGGGGATGGTGAGGCGCGAGGCTTCGCGAGCCTGGCGGAGGATCGTGTTGCGGCCCCGCTCGAGTAGCGCGTAACGCGCCGCTGCGGTCGCCATTTAGAGGGCCTGCCGGCCCGTGTGGCCGCCGCCGGTGAAGGAGCCGCCGCTGTCAACGGTGCCACCGCTGAAGGTGCCGCCGCCGCTCGTTGAGCCGCCACCGCCGCTGCTGGCGCCTCCTGTAGAGCCGCCGCCGGCGCCTGGGCCGACGCCGCCAATGCCGCCGCCGACCGGGATGGTCAGGGGGTTCAGGAGATCGATGCGGAAAGCGCTGGTGCCGGAGCGGAGGGCGGCGATGTCGCCGAGCATCCCGTCGAGGAACGGATTGCGAAGGACCGGAAGTTCCTTGTCCTTCTCCTGTTCCGTCTTGCTGATCTTGGGCTTCTTAACGGCGCACAAAGGGTCTCTCCTAGGCGGGGACCGGGCGGCCGCTCCCTCGCTGTCGCGGCGCGGGCGGCTCGTTGCCGGCGCTCGCGCGCCACTTCTTGAGGTAGAGGACGACCGACCTCTGGCCGGCCGCGTGGAAAATCTTGTCGGGGGAGTCGCCGGGCGCCGGAACGACCTCGGAAAAGGTCTCGTCAAGCGCGCGGATCAGCTCCTCCACGGTGTGGGGGAAACGCTGCAATATGGTCTCCGATAGGGAAAGCGGCTCCGGGCAGCACAAGGGAAACCCGGAGCCTCAAAGTCGGCGTGCCAATGCTACTACCGGAGCGTGCCAAGCGCGTTGAAACCTTGGTGAAACCTCGCGCGGCTACTCAGGTAGCGGGAGCTTCTGCGTCTCCAACGTAGTGTCCAGTAATGACACCTACGCTGAAGGCGGACTCCACAGACGGGGGGAACGGCCGTCCCACTCGTCGTAGCGGAGGATGCGGGCAAGCCGGGCCTGCTTAATGGCGTCGGCCTCGGTCAGGCCGGCTTTCTCATAGGCGGACACGACAGCCGACCAGGGCGAGTCCTTCTCGACCCGGCGCCATCGAAGCTCTTGGCGGCACTTGCGGGGACCAGAGCGGAAGGTGTGGAAGAAGCTCTCCCACCCCACGCCTTCAAGCAGCGGCATGGCCGCATAAGGTCCGGCGCCCGGCAGTCCGCCGTAGCCGTCGGTCATGTCGCCAACGATGGTCTGCCACAGGTGGAAGCGGTCGGCCTCCTCGACGCTGATCTCCTCGATCCGCGGCGTGGCGCCATGCTGGTCCTGCGGGCGGTAGAGCTTGCCGGGGACACCCTTCATGTCCTTATCGGCCGATACGACGATCCGCTCGTCGGTCCTCGTCGGGTCGGTCGCGACGATCCCCATGACGTCGTCGGCCTCGAGGGCCGTCCAGCGCAGGGAGTCGTAGGTCTCGAACATCCACTCCTTGAGGTCGTAGAGGTGGACCGGGCGCTCCACGTTGTTTCGCACCGCCTTGTAGGTCGGCTCGACGCGCTGCTTGCGGAAGCTGTTGAAATCGTCCGACAAGCAGACGATAACGTCGTCGGCCTTGAGCCGCTCCGCGAGGCGCTCGATCTCGGTCTCGACCGTCTTGCGGGCAGCCTCCTCGTCCGCGGCCACGGACTTGAGTCCCGTGCCGGACCAATCGTAGGACCGCTGATTTGCCGAGGTCGCTCGGTAGGCGAGGAGGTCTGCGTCGAGCAGGAGGGTGCGGGTCATCGCCAGAGATCGCGATCCCGGTCCTCGTAGTGGCGGACCCACAGCTCTCCGACCATCAGGATGATGGCAACGAGGACGAAATACAGCGCCACTGTCACGTCGGTGTCTCCTCAATGAGCACATTGAAGCTCGCCAGGAACGCCACCTCGCGCTCGATAAGGAGCGCCAAGGCAGCCTGAAGGTCCGCGCTGGAAAGCTCGATGTTCGAGATGGTTTGCGAACCGTAGAAGCCCGCCGACACGCCGACTCCAAGGCCGCCGCTGCGCGCAGTCCGGGCCTCTTTGAGCAGCTCCCGGAGCTTCGCCAGCTTGTGTGCGGCGTTGCCGATCCGGCGGGCCTCGGCCTCCGTCAGCGGCTCCCGGTCGGGAACGACCACCGGGAGCTGGCGGGTGATGTCGGTCACGGGTGCCGGCCGGACGTCACGGCCGAGGCGCCGGCGTTGTTGCCGTCATAGCGAATACCCGTCTGATCCTTGACCCACCGGATCAGTTCGTCGAGCTGGATGGCCTGCTCGGTGGCGATGAGGGCGTCGCCGGCAGGAAGTCGATCTTGCGGGGCGCCTGGAGCAGGCCCGCCGGGGGCATTGGGAACGCCGGGCAGACCCGCTGTTCCGGGACCGCCTTGATGGGCTCCGGTGCGGGGGTCTTGGCGGCGCAGGCGGTCAGCGCGAGCGCGAGCATCGGCAATGCGAGCTTCATATTCAGCTTCTCTCTTCTCGGTCGCGACGCGCTGCTCCCGCTCCACCCGCGCCTTGTTCTCGGCGTCAAGCTGGCGGGCCTTGGCGGCCGCGTTCTGGTAGTTGATGATGGTCTTCTGGTGAGCGATCTTCTCGCCGCTGTAGAGCTGCTCGAACTGGCCGGACTGCTTCTTCCAGTGGCGCGTCTCGCCATGCTGGAGCAGGAGCAGTGTCGCCAAGACGGCCGACACTGCGAGACCGACGATGCCCTGGATGTTGAGGAACCTGAGGAACATGATCTATCCTTGAGGGGTGTTCTTGCGGTCGTGGACCATGTAGACCACGAGGGCGCCGAGGACGGCGGTAAGGCCGCCAGGGAAGCCGGTGGCGGTGAGGTCGATCTCCCGCCCGAGGTGGACGTTCCAGCCGGCCGCCGCGATCAGCGTTGTGGCAGCGATCCAGCCGAGGACCCGGCCGCTATCGAGCTTGGTGTTGGTCGGGTCATAGAAGAGGTCCTTGAGGCGCTCGGCAAACCAGCGGCCGACGCGCTTCAAGCGGTCGCTCATTCGCCGATCCCTTGCTCCTGGACCCACTCGGCCCACGTCCAATCTGGCAGGGTCTCGGCGGGAAGGGGCACTGGCACACCATTGAAGTGCCGATAAGAGGGGGTCTCTGGCTCTTCGTCGATGATGCCCCAAAAGTGGTAGCTCACTGGCTTGCTCCTGTGACCCGGACGCTGCTCCGCAAGGTCGCGTAGAAGGAGGCGATGCTCCTCAGCTCCTCTATGCTGGCGTCCGACTTGAGCCGGTTGGCCCGGTTGGAAATGACGATGACATTGCCCGGCACGTAGCCGCGCTCGGGCCTGATTTTGTCCAGCGACGGCGAGTGATCCCCGCCCCCGCGCGTCCCCGTTCGCTGGAACAGCGGGATGCCGAGGATCGGGCAGTGGGTGGGGATCACGATGTCGCTGAGGGCGATGGTGAACGGGACCTCAACCTTGCGCGCCCGGATGCGGGCGTTCTTCAGCATGGTGTAGCGCGGGTCCGGCTCTTTCCTAGTGCGTGTCGGCCCAGGTTTGCCCGACGTCCGAGGACCCGGCGAGCGGGCAACGGAGGTCGAAGGCTTCACCGGCCGCACGGATGGCGTCGGCCGCAATTTGGCCGATCTCCTCCGCATATTCTGGCAGGACCTCCATCTGGAACTCGTCGTGGACGTTGGCGACCATCGCGAACTCTCGCCCGTGCTCCCACCCGCGGGCGAGGAGGGCGTCGTAAGTGAGCACCAGCGCCTTCTTCATCACCACCGCGCCGCCCCCTTGCAGGAGCGTGTTGAGCGCGGAGTGCTGAGCGCGAATGTTGAGCTGCCGGCCGTCATGGCTGCGGAGCTGTTTGGTCGTCGTGGCGGCGTGCTTCACCGCGGCCTGGAGATTGCCGAGCGCTGGGAGTCCGCTCTCGATCCGCCGGCGGCCTTGCTGGCCGAGCCGCATCAGCGCCTTCTCGCGCTTCTCGCCCGGCGGATGCCGCCGGTTGAACGCCTCGCGCTGCGCTTCGCTCATGTCTTCGTAAGCGATGGTGCCGAGCTTGATGCTGCCGGCACCATAGAGATAGGCGTAGGTCCAGGTCTTGGCGTTGTAGCGGCTGTTGAGGCCGATCACCCGGCGGTTAACCGAGTGGACGTCCGAGCCATCGCTCTTCTTGCCGTTGACGACGGTCTCGACGTAGGCGCCGTCGTCGTAGCGGGCCATGTAGTGGGCCAGCTCGCGCAGCTCGAGCCCTTCGGCATCGACGCCCACTAGGCGCTTGCCCGGCTCGGCCGCGAACAGCGACCGGCACTCGACGCCGTAGCCGCCCTCGAAACCGAGCAGCGGCTTGTCGTTGTCGTCAACACGGATCGCCGGGACCTGGGCCATGTTCGGCCCGGAGTGCGTCATGCGGCCCGTGACGGCGCCGTTGGTGTTGACGCTGCCGTGGATGCGGCCGTCCTCGCGGACGCGCCGTAGCCAGGCTTCCTTGCCAGTGGCGAGCTGGCCGAGCCGCTTCTCGACGGTGAGGTAGCGGCGCAGCAGCTTGGCCTCGGGATAGTCGAGGCCGCCGAGCGTGGTTTCATCCACCTTCGGTTTGCCGGTGGGGGTGAACTCGACCGGGGTCCAGCCGAAGAGCTTGATGAGGCGGTTGGCGATACGGTCGCGCGAGCCGGGCTCGAACGAGACCAGCTTGACCTTGGTGTAAGGACAGCCTGGCTCATATTCGGCCCGCCACTCCTCTCCGGTCTCGGCGACGACCCCGGCCGACCGTCGCCGCTTGGGGTCCTTCACGACGTGCCGGCCCTTGTAGCGCTCGGGCTCGAACCACGGCTGGAACGCCTCGCGAAGCTGGTCCTCCAGGGATGCGACTTCAGCGGTTAGCTCGACCTCGAGCCGCTCCGCGGCGTCCCGGTCGAACCAGAAGCCGTGGCGTTCCTGGAGGAAGATGATCTCGGCTACGCGGTGCTCGAGGCGGATCGCCTCCTCGGCGTAGTTCTGCTCCTCGATCTTCTCGACGAGCTTGAGCGTGACCTCCGGGTCCTGGAGGCCGTAGTCCGCCATCTCCGGAGTGAAGGTGTCCCACGGTCCAGTGAACTCGCCCTTGAACTCGCCGAGCCGGTATCCCCACGCCTCCAGCGAGTGGCGCCCGGTGAGGCGCTTATCCTTGAACTCCGGAGGACGCTTGCCGCGCTTGATCGCCCGCTGGTCGATGTCCTCCAGGTCCGTCCAGATCAGCCGCGACACGACGAGCGTGTCGAGCACCTGGTCGGGGTGGACGTAGAAGCCCGAGAAGAACTTGGCGATCAGCGGGAGATCGTGGCGGATGACGTTATGGCCGGCCACCATCCCCCCGTTGGCGACATGGTGAACCAGCCGCATGACGCCCTCTTCGAGGGAGCCGGTCTTGGGGTGGATGATGGCGCTGTCATGGTAGGACTCGCGGGAGCCCGTCGCGCGGTCGATCAGGTTGACGACGTGGAGCTTTGTGGCGTCCTCGAGGAAGCCGTCGGACTCAGTATCAAAGACGAGCAAGGGGCCTCCGGGAAGAGGCCGTCAGGCGGGCCTCGGTTTCAGGGTGTGGATGCGGCCGCCGGTGCCGGTGTCGCGCAGCGTGGCGATCTTCACGGCATCGACCGGATGTTTGCCGGCCAGCATCGCTCCTTCCGCGAATGCGGAACCGGAGCCGATGGCGAACGGGGCGAACACCACGGTCGGAAGTAGCTTCTCGTAATAGTAGAGGAGCTGGCCTTTCGGCATCAGCCGGATCAAAGCGTAGTCGCCCTTCACGAGGGCCGGCTCTTCCTCATCGCGAATGGAACGCGCCAACTCTTCCACCGCCTTTGGTAGAAAGTCCGCGTCTCCGGCTCCGCCGACAATTGACCCGTCGGGCAGTCGGTAAAGTTTTTTGGAGCGGTCGTTGAGGATCGTCCCATTTCCGACCGTCCGTCCGTCGGCCGCCATGACGCGGCCGTCGGTGGCGATGGTGGTCACGGCCGGTCGATGAGCGCCTGAACGCTCTCGCGCAGCGACGAGGCCTTGAATGCCTTGGCCTGGGCCGACGAGATCGTGCTGGTGGCCTGCGTGGCGCGGCGGAGCATCGCATCGTTCATCGCCTCGACCGCGGCGCGGTGTTTGGCGACGTCATTGGCGAACTTCACCGCCTGCTCTTCGATGTGGCGCTCGATGAGGTCGGTCAGCTTGTCGAGGTAGACCGCGGCGCTAGCGATGAAGCGGGCGGTGGTCTCGACGGAGGGCAGGGTGGCGAGCAAAAGGCGGTAGTAGAGACGCTTGAGCATTGGCTTCCTTTTCAGCGGCAGAGGGCGGAGCGGAGCGCCTGCCAAGGCGTCCGTCCGTCGAAGGCGCGGCGCAGAAGGTAGGACCGCGCGATGGAGATGAGGGTGAAGGCGCCCGACAGGACGACGTTCTCGTGCAGGGTGATCGGGCGACCGAGCACCCAGGGCGTGACCGTCCAGTTGGCGATGGTGGAGATGAAGAGGCCGATGGCGGTGTTGGTCACGGCCTCCATGAAGGAGTCGACGCGGGACTGCATTACAGCTCCGCGCCGGGCCGATCCGGCGGGCGAGACCCGCGCGACAGCGGCGCCCCTTCCTCCCGCTCGATCTCCTCCTGGAGCAACGCGAGAGCCCGCCAGGCGAGACGGGCCGAGTGGCGGACGCCGCGGGCGTCCTTCTTCCCTGCGTCGACCAGATGGCGGAAGATTTTGTTCTCGTGGTCGGTCGACTTGCCCCGAGCCCAGTGCATCGGCTCGCCAGGGTTGTGCTGATCGTTGCCGATCTTCGACACCCGCGACACCTCGGCGAGGGCGTTGGGGAAGTAAGCGACCAGCCCGTCGAACATCGGGAACTCGTTGCGGGTCGCGTCGTCCTCGGGGAGGGAGCTGATGTCCGCGGACCTCTGTCGACCCTGCTCCCCGCTGACGTCGGTATAATAGCGATAAAGGTAGTCCTTATGCCATCCCAGGTCGCCGGGATCGCTCGAGAACGTGAGCCATTCACCGGAGCCATATTTGAAGCTCAGCTTGCCTCCATCATAGTCCGCAGGACGAGCCCCGTCAGTGGAAGGACGGTAGATGCGTTCAGAAATCACTAGGCTTGCTCTCATCCTTGAAGCCGCCCGACTCCTCTTCCAGCGGGACCTCCTTGAAGAGGCCACTGTCCCGGTCGTAGGCGAGCCCGAACTTGCGCCCCACGGCGTCGCCGGTCTCCCGCTCCTTTAGGATGCGAAAGGTGGTCGGCTCGGCGGGGTTCTGCTTGTCGCGCTCGAGGGCGAACAGATTGTGGCTCCAGCGCGCGATGGCGCGGGACCCGGTAAAGTGCTTCTCCAGCACGCGGCCTCCCTCCTCGTGGGCGGTCCCCGTCGGGGTGGTGAGGTGCGAGATGAAGTGGAGCGTGAAGTCGTGCTGCTCGACCAGGCTGGCGAGGTCCGCCATGATCTCGTCGAGGGCCTTGCGGTCGTCCTCGGCGAACGCGATGAGCGCCGTCAGGTGGTCGAGGAAGACGTCCTTGATCCCCTCGGCGAGGACCATGTAGCGAATGAGGTCCTTGATCCCCTGCCAATCCTT